CTTCTTGGCCAATTCGAGCAACGTTAGCATCTGATACTTGAATAGGACGGAACCCTTCAGCTTGGGCGTACCCTTGATAACTGATTTGTTCTGCCATTGTTTAGTTAATTACCTTTATTAGTTAGGGTTGCGTTTTAGGTGTGTCTTGCGGAGGATTCGATCTAGTTTTGTTGTTAGCTTTAACTGCACCACCAATACCGCCGGCAAGATCAGCCGCTGCACCAAAGATGTCAGCAGTTGGATTATAACCAGGAGTAAAGGCTTTAGGACCAACCTTAAGTTTATAAGGTCTAGCCACCTTAGCACGAGGTACTGCAAGAGGTTCAGGAATCTCTGGTAGACGTTCAGGCTTCAGCATACGAGCTGCTTCTGCATTCATATCAGCTCCATACTTCTGCAGTGAAATGTTTTGCAGATTCTGATTGTACTGTTTGTAAGCACTCTTCATGCTTTCTTCCATGATTGCTAGGTTACGGCCAATGCCTGCCAATTCAGCTTGCACTGCTTTACCAGCCGACCTACCAGCTTGACCACGTGCCAACACCTCACCAACAGCTTCTGCTTCTCTAACAAAAACATCTTGCTTGGCAAATGCATCACCAATTTCAATCTCTTGCATCCTGCGGTTCTCAGACTCGTAAGCCCTAGCAGCAGCAAGGTTATTGAAAGCTAGTTGTTTCTTGTAGTTCTGTTCAGATTTTTGATACTGTCGTTCAGCAAGGTTCTGTTCATACTCACGAATCTTTACATTGTATTGATAGTTAAGTTGATTCGTGGCATCTTGGTAATCGTACTCCTTACGGCGATTACGTTTGTTAATTCGATGAGTTTTTAAATTGTATTTATTCTGTCTTGCTACTTCTTTTTCTTGGAATTTATAAGCCTTGTCCGCAGCATCAGCCATTTCCGAGGCTTGTTTTGCTTCGGCAGACATGCCAAAAATACTAGCACCCAGATTAGCAGCGGTCTGACCTATAGCAAACATAGTAAATGGATCCATACTTTATTGCCTCGAATAATAACGTGGAGAATACCTACCTTCCCAACTCATAGAAGTTACAGAAAGTGGAAATGGTGAATTACTAAAGATTTTCAAATTAAAATTATCGTTACGTTGATGAATAGGAACAGTGTAAACAACCAACTCTTTGAGTGGCACATCACTAGCTAGATAGAAGTCAGCAAGTTGTACACTCTGAACTTCATGCCAATCAGGTCTACCTTGTGTCTGCAATTTAAACTCAATACTACTAGATTGTTTAACAGAGAATTTAATTCTAGCAACAGTCAAAGATGCAGTATAATCTACAGCATTCTCAGACTTACGATAATAGAACCTAGGTAATTCTACTTCCATGTCATACCTAAATCCAACATAGATTCGATTGGCAGTAAAGAGAGATACTAGATTTTGACCTGCAACTTCCCAAACATTTGGTACTGCAGATCTAACAGCATTGATGATATAACCAGACTCTGTACTACCACCAGCAGGTAGGTCAGCAACAAGAACAATGGTTTCTCTACCACTGACATCAGTGTAAGGCAAAGTAATCTCTGTTTTGTCAGTAACATCGTTGTAGATAACATTACTAGGTAGTGCATACATATCTACACACGTCTGAACAACCTGACCATCAGCAGTAGTGAGGATTCGATCTTCAGGAGCTTGGGTAAGGTTAGCTTTGATAATCGTGTACTTACCTTCCTGCTTAGTAACAGCAAAAAAGTCATCACTATCTACCAGACAATATTGCACATTGCCAGCCATCTTCCAACGGAACCAAGCTTGCATGTATGTTTGTTCAGCATCAGCATAGGTACGATAAAAGTAGACAAACTCATCGCTAGAGCTACTCATCAATACGAAGGAGTTCTGTGGTGAAGCTTGGAGGTTGTCAATAGTATCAGGAACATATTCCGACACAACTTTACCTACATCCAACACATCAGGGTTCTCTTCAAAGCCTCTTGTCTTCAATGCATAAGTCCTAGAGTAACCAGGAGTCTTACTCATAAAGACTAGGTTAGTACCAACATCAACTGGGTCAATCAAAGTATCACACTCATAATTACTGAGTGATCTAATTGCTGCAGTAGCGGGTGTAATCACACCAGTATCTGAGAACAAGATAAATTGTTGATTATCACTAAACAACACCAAGCCTTGTGGTACAGGCAACACAAAGTTAAGTGTAGCAGGACGCAATGCTGAGCAACTCAAATCAACAGGGTCATTAGCTGTTTGAGTAAGTGCTGTTGTAAAGAAGAAGTTAAAGAAATCGTTAGTCTTACTGAGGATTACATTATCATTAGATAGGAATCCAAGGCGGTTGTTATAGAAGAATACTTCACGAATCGGAAAGCTAACAAAACTAGGTAGACTGTTAGATTCATTATCACCGACCAGCCGCTGTTCCCAAGAGTTCTTTTCAGGACTACCAGGAACTGCTTCAATAGCTCGAAAGGTGAATGCATTAACACCAGTATTGACCAGCTCATGTGGCATGGTACGTGGGTTAAGATGAATAGGAATGTTAGGCTTTACAAACTCTTCCCAATAACCATCACCTGATGTACCATTCTCAGCAATAAATCGAACGTAGTAAGTGTCCTCAGCAGAAGCTGTGTTCTGAATAGTGACACGACGGTTTTGAACGCTTTGTGTAGGAAGGTCAGAGATGTTGTTTACAGTGTTTGTAAACGCTTCAATAGAGTCACCACTGATACCACCTTTGGCAGTGATAGAGAAGCTATTAGGATTACCAGGAAGAGGGTTAAGGCTAATCTCTATACTATCTTCAAGTCTAGTGAAAGTAAAGCCAAGGCTCTCTAGTCGGTGAGGACTGATAGCTGTACCAGTATTTGGTGGTACATTATAACCATCTAGACCTAATTGAATTGGATAATTACCGTGGCCTCCACCACTTCCAGATGGGTTAGCAGGGTTACCATCCTCTAACCAGCCAAGAATGTCTTTGACGTTAAGAATTGGTTCAAAATCATTAGGACCAAGTTGAGTGTTTTCACCATTATAAGTTGTAATAGCAGCTGTATAAGGTGTACCATTGTAGGTAATTGTTACCTCATACGTTGCACCAAATTCAACACTGGTAACACGAATAGTACCTTGCTGACCCTCAACATAACCAAAGTTCCTATATTCGGGACCAAAGGCTGGTGATGGAAATTGAGTAGCTTCATCATTGGCAGTATCCAAGACACCAACAGTCTTTGTTTTATTAACAATAAATGTGGTATCTTGAACAGTCAGTACTTGAATATTATCCCTAGGATTTCCAGAACTTAAAGACAAATAACTGTTTGGATCATAAGTACCAAGACCTAGGTACGATTCAGTAGTAACTGTAGCTTCATCTCCTGTCTTAACATTCCAGATACGGATACCATCAAGTTTAACACAACCTAGGTACTGCTCATCATCATCACGATTAATGTAAAACCAACGACCACCATCCAACTCATCGGTTGTAGTTGTGAGTTCTTCAATGAACTTAGTACCCGGTCTTTTAGTAAGACCAAACGTTGGGTCAATATAAGCATTAATACTATCTCTTACCTGACCAGGAAGTTTCTTATCATCAGGTTGCTTGGATACACCACCAAGAAAGTTCTCTACTGTTTGTGTAATACTTGCCATTAGCGATACAATGCACGGTACGGTTTGTAACTAACGTAGTAGTCACATCCTTGTGGGTGTCCAAAGAATGAGTAATCACCTTGATTGCATTCATACTCAAGTGCCATAGCACGAGTGTATGCTTCACGTTGTTGTAGCATTTGGTACTGTGTCTTATCACCAATTACTCGTTGACTAAAGATACTAGCACTACGTGCAACAATATAATCACGAATAGGAATAGGAAGGTCAATCAAATTAAAGTAACGTTTGATGTCACAATAAGGATCGTTATCAAAGGTGAATCTTTGGTTGATACGATCGTATAGTTTACCGTCACGACGTACAACATCAACAGTCCTGTCTGTATCTACAACATCAATCTGTAGATAGTTGTCAGGGATAAGTACCTCTTTATTAGAATTACGAGATACCTTTACTTTATAGTCAGTATTAAAAGTCCATCCTTCAGCCTGCACCTCTCTTGAAACCTGATGCAAGGTATTCAAAATAATCGCAACGTCCGGGTTGGTTACTTCACTAACTTGTGAACCATCCTCTAGAGTGATGTTCTGAGTTTCAATGACAGTAACAGGCGCCTGACCTACTGACGCCAGAATTTCATTAACAGCTTGTAGCTCAATTTGAGCGTTAGTAGTAGACATATTAGCGAAGGAAATATGGATAAAAAAAGGGAGAGCCGAGAAGCCCTCCCAGTAAAAGTTAATCAGGTGCGAGTGATGGCAGGAGCATCAGCTTCGACAACCGGATAAGCAAAGCGATGATTCTGAGTTTCAGAATAAACATCAGACGCAACACCAGCAGCAGTTTGCACCACGGACTGACGAACAGCGTGGGTACCACTTACCGACAGGTTGCTAGTCGAATAAGCACCAGTAACGGTACGTGCAACAGTAGCATCGTAGCTACCTGCTACACCGTTATTACCAGCAGCAGAAGTAGAGTTAGCCATAATTTAATCAGACAGCATAAGGAAGTTTACCGTCAGCATCGGCAGAGGTAAGGACATACTTAGTCTCTACACCACCAGTTACTGAACGACCCACTTCCACGGGACGAAAAGGATTGAAGGTTTCGGAAGTAACACCACCGAAACTAGTCTCTTGAATAATAACAGAAGTACCAGCAGCAACAGTCATTGGTATTCTCCGTTATCAACCAGCCAGCAGCTCAATAGCAGCGGCAGGGTTCACCCAGTCAGCACCCATAGCCATGCGACCAACGATGATGTCACCCTGATACATGGTCTTCACGTCAGAACCAGTGGTCTGAATCTGAGGACCAATAGCTTCCACAACACCAGCAGCTTCCTTACCATAGATAAGACCAGCGTGGTTAGCGAAGTTACCAGAGTAATCGTTGTTCTCACCGTTGACAGAAGACACGGTACCAGCCAGGAAAGGCAGGTTGTTAGAACGCATAATCTTGATACCAGCGATCTCATAAAGACCTTCACCAGACTGAACACTACCAGCATTGTTACCGTAGTCACGGTTCAGAATGTTGGTATCAACCTGAGAGATCAGAGCGTAGTATTGACGTGGGCTGAGGACAGCTTGACGACCCGTCTTGGGCACGTTCTTTTCGTCCATGATGGAGGCAGCTTCAAAGAAGGCATCCACCAGTGCTTGGGCATTGTACTCGTTACCAGAACCAAGTTGGATCTGGCTACCACCAGGCTCAGGACCAGGAGCGGCAGTGATAGGATGAGCTTGACGTGCAGCTTTAGCGATCACACGGAAGATCTTCTTGTCATAAGCTTCAGCCAGAGCATGACCGATTTTAGCAGAGATTTCCGAACGCAGGCTGTAGTGAGCCAGAGTTTCATCCAGGTCATACACGAAAGCCGAGCTGATCAGAAGGTCATCCATGACGATCGTCTTTTCAGCCACCGGCGGATCGTTGGTACCCAGAATGGGAGTACCAGGCTGGTGGTAGGTAGCTTCCATACGACCAGTGTAGATGAACTGTGCAGACTTACCATTACGGAGGCTGCGGTTCATCACGGTTCCTTTGGCGATAGTGGCACTTTCATATGCCTTAATCATTTCGCCAGTGAACAGTTTGAGATAAGTTCCATACTTGGTATCATAAGCAGTACCAAGTGCAAGAGGAGTCGAAC